TAGCACCCCCACTCTCAAAGCCCAAACCACAATAAACACGGAAATGGGAAGATTTTAGGAATTTTTCGGAATTGCTCCCAAGCTTCCAAAGCAACGGGCGTTTGCAAATCAACAATAGGAAATTCTCTTAATAAACGATATAAGACGAGCCAAAAGTTAAATGGTAAGTCTTTTATATATGATGTCTTACTTGATGACAATAAACTCATGGAATAATAGGAGGTATTAGGTATGCCAAAGTACAAGCAACCTAAAGATTCGACTCCCGAATCAGTAGAACAAGCTTGGAGAAAAGAAGGCGAGATAGGAGCGGTTCGGGCATCAATCGTAAAGTATGCAAAAATACTTGATATGACCGACAGCGGAAGAGACATCAAGCCGCTTGTTTCGGGCTTATTCGAAGCAATAGACAGATTGAAGTCGTTGGAAGCTTGCGGTCAGACTTCTAACGATACCCCGCTTTTGAGAATACTCAATAAGGCGGCTAATGAGTAGAAAAGGGAATCAGACCCCGACCTATCGTTATTCATGTGATTATAAGAAAACCGAGGGTCAATTTGCAAGTGAGTTATCTTCGTGCTATGACCTCAAACCTCACCCTTGGCAAGAAGGTATTTTAAATGATTGGCTTGCCGTGGATGATGACGGCAAACTCTTAAACTCGTTTTGCGTTTTGGAAGTTCCAAGGCAGAACGGCAAGACAGGAGTTTCAGACCCAAGGGAAACTTGGGGATTAATCAAACGTGGAGAACAAATATTACATACCGCCCAAGAATTTCAAACCGCAAAGAAAGCTTTTGACCGTTTGCGAAAGAAATTTGGGACTCGAAAGAATGACCCTTACGCAAAGTACCCCGAATTGAATGCGTTGGTGGATCATTACACAGTTAGTGCCGGACAGATGGTTTTAGATTTAACCAACGGTGGACATATCGAGTTCCGAACAAGGGGCAGTAATTCCGATATGGGGCGAGGTGGAACTTTTGACCTTGTTGTAGTGGATGAAGCACAAGCCTATACCGAGGAACAGGACGCTTCCTTATCTCCTTTAAATTCTGCGGCACCTTCGGGAAGCCCACAGACAATATTGATGGGGACACCCCCAAAGGGTGAAGGAAATAAAGGACTTGTGTTTTCAAGAGCAATCCGAAGGATGCGTAGCAACCCACAAAAGGGCGATTGCCTTAATGAGTGGAGTTGTAAAGAAATCGGAGACATCCACAACAAGGATAGATGGTATGATACTAATCCATCGTTAGGGTATCAGTTACTTATTGAAGCACTCGAAAAGGATGCTTCTACGATGTCCGAAGACACGTTCGCAAGAGAACATTTAGGGTTTATGCCCGAGAACGTGCGGCAGATTGATTATGCTATCAACCAAAAGAAATGGGATGCCTGTAAATCGGAAGACCCCAAGCCCGAAGGTAAAACCGCTTATGGAGTTAAATTCTCCGCAGATGGTTCTTATGTTTGTTTGTGTGGTGCGGTCATTCCGAAAGATGGCAAGGCGAGAATATCCCTTATAGAAGCAAAACCCACAGGGTACGGAACAACGTGGTTAGCCGAGTGGCTTAACGCAAGAGCAAGTAAAGCTTGTTGCGTAGTCATAGATGGGAAGAACGGTGTCGATGTCCTTGTTGAAAAAATATCCGACACATGGAAGATAAAAGGAAGCATAGTAAGACCAAGCGTTAAAGATGTGATAGCTTCCGTAGGAATGTTGGTTGATGCACTCGATGAACAGACGGTAACTTGGTATGCCGGACAAGAAGCATTGAGAGAATCAGCCATTACATCAATCAAACGTCCGATTAGTGGCGGTTGGGGTTTTGGTGGGGAAAATTCGACACCTATAGAAGCTTGTGCCTTGGCACTCTTTGGTGCGAAGACATCCAAGCGTGATCCGGGCAAGGCGATGCGAATCGGTTGAGGATAAGAAATGCACAATGTAGAGATAAGCACAATCAGAAATTTTCCCGAAGAGGAAATGGCAAGGTTTAGAGAGTTAGTAGACACTTTCAACAACCACAGGATGAAGAACGAAGAGAAGAACCGTTATTATGAGGGCAAAATCTCTCTTAACGAAGTTAATCTTGGAATAGCCTTGCCGGATGGACTTATGAAGTTGGAAATCGGTTGTGCTTGGGGAGCCAAGACGGTTGATGTATTAGCGGGAAGGTCAATGTTTGATGGCTTTGTCGGAGTAAATGGCGAAGAGGTCGAAGACATAGACAGAATCGCAGAAAAGAACTTCCTGTCTGATGAATATATCAAGGCTTGCCGTGACGAGTTGAAGTATGGATGTACATTCGCTACGTTATCCAATTCGGATGATGGTGTAGTGATCCGTTTCCATTCCCCTTTAACGGCGGCGGCTAAATGGAACGGTGCCAAGAATCAGATTGCGTATGGTTTTGCAATCATCGACACCACACCCGACAACAACCATAATTGGATTCCCACCTTAATCAATTACTATACCGATGATTCGATATGGGTAATTGAGAAGAAAGCAACAGGATGGGAAGCCGAACAGCATACACATAAAATGGGCAGACCTTTGATAGAACCCATGATATGGAATGCGACATCTGATAAGCCTTTCGGAAGGTCAAGAATCAAGGAACCCATAAGAAGACTTATACAGGGCTTTGTCAGAACGGTTGCTAACGCTTCAATCGGTTTGGAGTTTTCAACCGCTCCACAGAAATACTTGTTAGGTGTAACGGACGAACAGTTCGATGCCATAGTAAATAACAAGTTCAGACAGTATGTCGGCTCACTTCTTGCCGCTACTACCAATCCCGAGACAGGTGAGAAACCTGCGTTCGGTCAGTTATTACAGGGCACGATAACACCTCACGTTGAGATGTTAAGGATGCTCGCAACACAGTTTAGTGCGGCAACAGGCTTGACCGTATCAGATACAGGGGTTGTGAATGATGCCAACCCGACTTCGAGCGATGCAATTTTAGCGCAGAGTCAGACACTTATCGCAACCGCTCAACAGCTTAATGAGAACAATTCCAAAGCCCTTAAGAATATCGCATTAATGGCACTCGCTATTACTTACGATGTGGCATTGGAAGACCTCACAGACGAGCAGAGAGCGATAATTGCACACTTCAAAAACCCGGCGATGCCTTCCGTAGCGGTAACGGCAGATGCGGCAATCAAAATAGCTTCAGCAAGACAGGGTTTCGCATCTACTGATGTATTCCTTGAAATGCTCGGTTTTGATAAAGCCGACATAAGACGGATCAAGTCACAGGAAGGTCGTTCAAGAGGAATGGCACTTGTAGAGAGCGTAGCAAATGGCAACAATAACGCAGAATGAATGGAATAGGTATGTAGCGTTACTTCGTCAGCTTAATGAAAAAGCGGCGATGGATATCGTTACATTCATGCGTAACAGCATTCTTCACAATGCGCCCGATTCTGCGATAGAAAACATAACTTCAGAGCAGAGAAAAGAACTTCTTGACTATGCCTATGCTATAGTTCAGCAATACGGGGAAGGAGTGGCGGCTTTATCAGCAGAAATGTATGATGCTATCGCTATTTTAGAGGGACGATATATAGCACCTGCAGAAATGGCAGAACTTGCCAATTATGGTGATGTAGCCAAGGCGGTGAATGGAACTCTCTTACAGAGTAATAACCTCGATGAAATAGCCAATGCCGCCGTTAGATGGGTTAAGATGGCGGGAGCCGATACAACCCTACACAATGCCGTAAGGGATGGCGCACAGGTCGCATGGGTGCCAAGGGGCGAAACGTGTGCTTTCTGTCTCACGTTAGCTTCGAGAGGTTGGCAATACGCTTCCAAAAATACTATCAAGAACGGACACGCAGAACACATCCATTCAAACTGTGATTGCCAATATGCCGTAAGGTACAACGAAAGAACACAGGTTGCCGGATATGATCCCGAAGAATACCGTTCGATGTATTACCACGCAGACGGAAGTACACCGAGGGAGCGTATTAATTCCATGAGAAGAACAGCCTATGCAGATGGCAACGATGAAACATTAATAGACGTTTAAACTAACACCTTTCGGGGTGTTTTTTTAATAGGGAACTCGTCCCAAAACGAGGAATAATCCATCAAAGGAGATTAAAAATATGAGCGATAACGCTACTGTAACCACACAGGAAAATGTCGAAGGACAGACACGCACTTTCACTCAGGATGAAGTAAATGCAATCGTAGGAAAGAGACTCGCTGAAGAAAAAAGCAAGTTTGCTGACTATGAAGAGATCAAGGCAAAAGCCACCAAGTTTGACGAAGCGGAAGAAGCCAACAAGAGCGAACTTCAGAAAGCCGTTGAACGTGCAAACAATCTCGAAGCTGAACTTGCCGGACTTAAGAAGTCTGAAGAGGTCAGACAGACGAGAGAAAAAATCGCAACCGAAACAGGTATTCCCGCACACCTTTTAACAGGCGATACCGAGGAAGCTTGCAAGGCACAGGCAGAAGCTATTAAAGCCTATGCGACTCCCAACTATCCCAAGGTCAAGGATGGCGGCGAAGTACCCAAAATCACAAGTGGAAATGCGAAGGCAGATTTTGCTGAGTTCATGTCCACAGTATTTTAAATCACAAGGAGATTAATTATGGCAAGTGGAGTACCTACCAACAGAACACACATTGACCTTCCCGAAAGCGTAACCGAGCAGATTCTTTCCAAAGTACAGGAATCATCCAAGGTTATGAGACTCGCAAGACAGATGCCCCTTCCCGGAAACGGAGCGGCAATCAACGTACTTCTTTCTGATCCCGAAGCGGCTTGGGCGGGCGAGACCGAGAAGAAGTCTGTTTCCAACCCTTCCGTAGCAACCAAGATTCTTCGTGGCTACACCCTTTCTGTTATCGTTCCTTTTTCAAATCAGTTCAGAAGAGATGCTTCCGCACTCTACAACGCAATCGTAGAGAAGCTTCCCGATGCACTCGGAAGAAAGTTCGATAACACCGTATTTTTCGGTACCGCACCCGGATCAGATTTCGATACCCTCGCAAACGTAACCGCACAGAGCATCGCTTCTGATGTTTATGCCGGACTTGTTGCCGCAGATACCGACATCGCTCTTCACGGCGGTATTTCAAACGGCTACATCTTCTCTGCACAGGGCAAGGGACTTCTTCTTGGTGCTACTGACACCACCAAGAGACCCATCTTCAACAATGTTACCGAGAACGGCATTCCTGTTGTACTCGGACAGAGAACCGAGATCACCAAGGCAGCTTTCAAGAGCGGATCACCTTCCACCGTTGGTTTCACCGGCGACTGGACACAGGCTGTTTGGGGAATGGTTGATGGCGTGAAGATCAACTTCTCCGAGGATGCGTCCCTCACTCTTTCTGACAACAGCGTGATCAATCTCTTTGAGAGAAATATGTTTGCAGTAAGAGCAGAAATCGAGGTTGGTTTCCGTGCCCTCACCGATTCCTTCAACGCTCTTACCGCAACAGGAGTTCCTTCCGTTTGATACGGATGATTAATGGTTTTACTCACACCGAAATGTGGGTAGCGGATGACCGAGTAGACGAATACACGGCGGCGGGACACATTCTCGCCGCTGAATCGGAAAAACCCACGGCAGAGGAAACCAAAGAGGTTGAGAAGGTAGAAGAGAAGAAGACTACCAAGAAAACAACCAAAGCAAAGAAATGAGGACAGTATGACCACATACGCAACCTATACAGATGTACAAAAGAGATTAGGTAAGACTTTTACCACTTCCGAGATAGACATTTGCGATATCTTGCTCGAAAGGGCGGCACTCGAAATCGATGCTTACAACGCTAATGCTTCAGCAGATGCGAAGAAGTCGGTTTCTGTAGAGTCTGTCGCAAGAGCAATGAGCGAATCAAGTGATATTCCTATGGGAGCATCACAGGGGTCAATGTCGGCAATGGGATATTCGCAGAGTTGGACATTGAGTCCCGGCGGCACAGTAGGAAGTGTTTACCTCTCCAAGTCTGAAAAGAAACTCTTGGGAGTTGGCAATCAGATAGGTGCAAGCAATCCTTTAAACGTACTTGTGAGGGCGAGCGTATGAAAGGCATCACCGTTACTCTTACAACAAGAACGCAGACAGGCACCGACCCTTTCGGTCAGCCTACATTCACAGACACCACAAAGGATGTTTCGGATGTGTTAGTTGGGGAGCCTTCCACGGATGATGTCACCAATGCGATTACCATGTATGGCAAGAAGATTGCTTATACGTTGGCAATCCCCAAAGGTGACGAGAACACTTGGGAAGACACTTTTGTAACTTTACCCGCTCCGTTCGGCGGCACTTATAGGACTATAGGTAGTCCGACAGCGGGCATTGAGGAAAACATCCCTTTAAGGTGGAATAAGAAGGTACATCTTGAAAGATACGAAGGTTAAAATCAAACTCAATTCAGCCGGGATTAAAGAGGTACTTAAGTCACAGTTTATGATGGATACAATCATGGCAGAAGGCGAGAAGAAAGGCGAGATAGAAACATCGTTTGTCGGCTTCGACAGATGCCATGTAGTTGTCAAGGAGAAAAAATGATTGAGGTAACAGTTAAAACATATCTCGAATCGGTACTCGAAGGGGTTTCAATATACTTGGAGACTCCGGAAGATGTATCGGGCAAGTTCATTGTTTTTCAGACCATCGACCGTGGCGAAGAAAATCAGATCAATGAAGTAACACTTGAATTTCGGTCTTATGCTGATTCCAAGTACGAAGCGGCTGTGTTGGATGAATCTTTGAGGGAAGCCATGAAGACATTCAACGAGGGCGATATAACCGCTCATTTAGGCGGTGGGAACGATGACACCGACACAACCTTAAAGAAGTACCGTTATCGTTGTTATTACAACCTTTACTATTAAAAGGAGAAGAAATTATGGCAACAACCGCAACTAATGTAACAGTTGGTAAGCCTAAAGTCGGCGGTGCCGTACATTGGGCACCTCTCGGAACTTCGCTTCCTACAAGTGCAACCGATACACTCAATGCGGCATTTGTAGACCTCGGATATGTTTCCGAAGACGGTCTGACCAACAACAATTCACCCGAGAGCGATACCGTTAAGGCATGGGGTGGTGATACTGTCCTCAATATGCAGACAGACAGACCCGATACCTTTGCACTTACCCTTATCGAAGCAATGAACGAAGATGTTCTTAAGACCGTTTACGGTGCAAGCAATGTCATCGTAGACGGAAGCAAAAATATCTCCGTCAAGGCTACCGCACAGGATATGATTTCCGGCGCATGGGTATTCGATATGGTTCTTAAGGGCGGAAGAGCAAAGAGAATCGTAGTTCCCAACGGAACCATTTCAGAACTCGGAGAGATCGTTTACAAGGATGACGAAGCTGTCGGATATGATATCACCATTACTGATGTACCCGATACCAATGGTGTATATCACTATGAGTACATCACCGCAACAACACCGTCAGCATAAAGAAAAGGGGAAAACGTATGCAAGGAATAACAAAGAGCGGCTATAAGTATAGTCTCGATGACCGAATCTTAAAGGATTGGCGATTCGTAACAGCACTCACGAAATGTCAGACAGCCAAGGATGAGTTTTCAAAACTCGATGGGCTTCAGACGATGGCGAAGTTATTGTTTGGGGATAAGTACGAAGAGTTTATGGACTTCATCGCATCCAAGTATGATGGCTACTGTCCTTCCGAGGTCGTTATGACGGAAATCACCGAGATATTTCAGAGTGCTAACGGCTCAAAAAACTGATATTCCTCGCACATTGTATGTCGGTGTGTGAGGATAAGTTAATCTGTGACCTTGCAGAAACTTACCACATACTTAACTACAGAGAGTTACCGCCGGACTTGGTAGGAACTCTCTGTATGGGTTTAAGGGACAATTCCCGGGTAAAGATGGAAATTTCGGGAAGCAAGATCACGTTAGAACAATCATTACTTGCTCACATGGCAGACGATTTATCGTTCCAAAGTTGGGCAAAGACCAAGGACGGACAGAAAAACAGGAACCGTCCCAATTCAATCTTGAAATCACTAATCGAGGACAAAAAGGACGAAACAGAGTCCTTTATGACACCCGAGGACTTTAATAAAGCGTGGGAGAAGATATGCCAAGCACAATAGGAGAAGCATACTTACAAATCAGGCCTTCTATGGAAGGCATCCAAGGCGATATTGAAGAAGCGATGGGAAGTGCCGGGACAAGTGGTGCTTCCTCTTTCGGCTCGGCATTCTCGACAGGCTTAAAGGCTGTTGGTGGTGCGGCATTAGCGGCGGTCGGTGTGGCTTCTGCGGGAGTCGCTAAACTGACATCAGCCGCATACAGTAGTTATGCTGACTATGAACAGCTTGTAGGTGGTGTTGAGGTTTTGTTCGGTGATACCGCAGACCAAGTTATGGAGAATGCCGCCAACGCTTTTAGCACGGCGGGACTCTCAGCCAATGACTATATGGAGACCGTCACAGGCTTTGCGGCATCCCTTGTATCTTCTTTAGGTGATGAAGCTGACCAAGCGGCGAATTATGCTGACACAGCTATAACCGACATGGCTGACAACGCAAACAGAATGGGCACCTCAATGGAGTCCATAATGAATGCGTACCAAGGCTTTGCCAAGGGTCAGTTCAATATGCTCGACAACCTTAAATTAGGTTACGGCGGTACACAGGCAGAAATGGAACGTCTGCTCCGTGATGCCGAGCAGATGGCGGGATTAGTTGAGGGAACATTTGACCTTACCAACTTCGCTGATGTCACCGAAGCTATTCATATCGTACAGGAGAACTTAGGCATAGCGGGAGCGACCGCAGAAGAAGCGGGTTCGACCATAAGCGGTTCAGCGGCATCCATGAAAGCGGCTTGGGATAACTTGGTAACAGGGTTAGCCAATCCCGATGCAGACCTCGGAACACTCATTCAGAACGTAGTCGAGACAGGCGCAACAGCCTTGGATAACATGATACCTACGGTGTTAAATGCCTTGTCGGGCATTACCGAAGCCATTCCGATGATAATCCCTGTCATAACACAGAACATACCTCTGCTCGTTCAACAGGTGTTACCTCTGTTAGTACAGGCGGTAAAATCGCTTCTCGAAGGTTTGGTGGCGGCTCTCCCCGAACTAATAAACGTAATAGTGGCAATCTTGCCCGATATGTTTATGATGCTGGTTGTCACAATCCTTTCTATGCTCCCTACGCTGATAGACCTTGCGTTAGACCTTGTATTAGCGCTTGCAGACGGCATTACTCAGGCACTACCCACACTTATACCCGCTGTGGTGGGTGTAATACTTACCATAGTCGATAAACTTACGGATCCTGATATGTTGGTTCAGCTGATAGATGCGGCGTTGAAGCTGATCTTAGCCTTGGCAGAAGGTCTCATAAAAGCTCTACCTCAGCTGGTAGCAAAGGCTCCCGAGATTATCAAGAATCTGTTGACAGCACTTCTCCAGGCGGCTCCGATGATTCTTGAAGCGGGCGCAGAGTTAATCTTCAAGCTTATTGAAGGAATATTGATGTTGGTCGGTCAGCTTGTAACCACAGGTGCAGACCTCGTTCAATCGGTAAAAGATGGATTTTGGGAAAAGGTCGAAGAAGCGAAGGAATGGGGCGAGGACCTCGTTCAGAACTTAATTGATGGCATCAAGGCAAAATGGGAAAACCTTAAATCGACCGTCACAGACCTGGCAAGCACGATCAAGAGCCTTCTTGGATTCTCGGAACCCGAAGAAGGACCGCTTTCCAATTTCCATACATTTGCACCCGATATGATGGAATTATTTGCATCGGGAATCCGTCAGAATCTCGGATTGATAACCGATGCAATGGGAATGGTCACAGGAACCATCGCCACAGACTTCACATCGCCCGATTTAGTGCCTATTTCATATTCACCGATAGCAAACCCCACCGAGCAACTTCAGAGCGTTCTTGGGGCAAATAATGAGGGTGATATGATAATTCCTATCTACATCGGACAGGAGAAGTTAGACACCATTATTTTAAACGCACAGCAGAGACACGCTTTAGTTAGTGGGGGTAGATAATGGCACAGAAAATCAAATTGAAGTTTGACACAGAATATTTCCCGCTGACAAAAGGGTCTTATAACCTCACTCCGCAGAACAAAGAAACGGTAAATGAAACAGAAGCGGGAACGATAATCCGTGATATAAAACGATTGGGTGTTCCGCATCTGTCTGTGACCTCAACAGTGGATTCAACCTGGTATAAGAAGATTTATGAATACTATACCAAGGGAAGCAAAGTCACGGTCGGATATTTCTCTCCCGCAACGCTTGCCGAGGCAACGTTTGACGGATTCATTCAGAACTTGAGCCTTAATGCAATCAAAGACAACGGAACGACAACCTATTGGGATGTTTCATTTGAGGTTACATCATACTAATGTATTCAGCATCGGCAGACTTTCTCACAAACATAAAATCGAATACACGAAAAATCACTTGGAGCGGAACCATCACAACTCAGGGTGGTTCCGTTTATTCTTTGGACCTTGAAAACATCGTCAGCGGTGCAATCACAAGGTCAATTTCCTCGCAGAGTTTAAACATCGGGACAGCATACGCATCGACTATTTCGATGGAAATGATTCTCCCTGGTGTATCAAGATACGAACTATATAACGGCACAATCGAACTCGTTTGCAAGGTCGAAGGCGCTTTGGATGAAATCCCGATGGGCATATTCACCATATCTGAAGCAATGCAGACCGCAGACCATATCACCATAAAAGGTTATGACGATATGATCAAGTTCGATGATGTGCCCTTTTCATCTTCCGTTCACGATGCCGCTCTCACTCCATTTCAATGGCTCACTATTATGTGTGAAGAATGCGGTGTCACTCTCGGAACTACATTCGCACAGATTGAAGCCATGCCGAACGGACGAAGAGTGACAGGCTTTGCGGATTCCGTGGCAGATGCAAAGACATGGCGAGATGTTCTTTCGTATATTACAGCTTATTTTGGTGGATATGCCTACATCGGCAGAGATGGATATTTATATATAGGCTCTTATGGCTCAAATTCAGCCGACACGGTTCACTCCAACTTTAGGTATACATCTAATCTATCAGACTTCAGAACCACCTACGATGGCTTATATGCAACGTATAAGAACGATGGAGTACAAGAGTATGTCTCCAACTCAAACACGGGTGGATTAGTCCTTGATTTGGGAACGAATCCGTTCTTGCAATTCACGAATCAGACCAACAGACTCGAAGCCTTGCAAGAGATCATAGATGCGTGGAATGGGGTTTATTATGTGCCTTATTCCTCAGATATGCCTTTAATCCCTACTTATGATGTTGGCGATGTCCTGACATTCGTTGACAATCAAGCTGATGTCTATGACCTCGGAGCAATCACAGAGATCACATATAAAATCGGCGGGAAAATGTCCGTCACTTGTTGCGGAGATAATCCCAGGCTTGCAGATGCCCAGGACCGATTCACAAAGACGGTTGCGGGACTCGCAAGCGAATACAACAACGGCGCAGAGGTTGGGGGCAAAAACTTTTGGTTATTGCATACCGAGAACACCGAACCCATCACCGCAGATCATAACAAAACCCAGGTCGCAGAAATCGAATGGAATCAGACGGTCGATGTTCAGCGAATGGGATTTATGTTCACTTGTGACGGTGATTTGTCAGCAACAGCGGTGGTCAAGGTCTTAATCACTGTCGATGATGCGGTTCAGTATTCCTTCGAAGTCACCGAGAGCAAATCAATGTACGGAAAGCGCACATATAATGCGACTTGCGGATATAGGGTGACAGGCAAAGGAATCCACACCGCAAAAGTATATATGACGGTCACAGACAATCCCTTAAAGTGGAGCGATTTGGTATGAGTTTAGAAATCGAAAACCTCAAATTTACGATATTTGGTTCGGGTCACGATTACACAAGGCTTGATTCGGGTGATGGTAATGTTCGGATGTTTTCTCACCCTTTTGTTCCTCTGAACTCCGTCAATTATGCGGGTCAGTATTTCTTCTTGGTTCCCGATGAAAACGGCGAACCGCTTGATGCGGTCAAGGATGACATTGCTCATTGCACGTTTGACCCGCCTCTTGGTACCGCATTCGATACCGAGGGAGAAACGACCGTCAAGGTCACATATTATCGGGAATATATCTACCCCGAAGAAACCATCCTTGTTGAAAAGGAACTCGAAGAAACTGTCACTGTTGTTGATCATGGCAACATAGCAAGAGCGGCGGGAAGTCATTACGGTGTCTATTACGGCTCGGACATTTACGATGACGGTTACTGTTTCTTTAGACCCAAGAACGTAAATGACCTTGCGGATGTATCAAGGTGTGCGGTTTGGAGCGATAACAGCATTACAAAGGTTTCATCCCTTTATTGGAGAATAACGCAACTCGGCTATAACGGATATTTCCTTTCTTCGAATGCATTGGCTGATATTTCAGAATTTGAGTTTGCCGATGTTTCAACCGTGCAGACATTGAGCGGATTGATAAACGGCACTAATCAAAACCTCGATTTAACCCCTCTTGAGGGATGGGACGTTTCCAACGTTACAAACGTTGCGGGGGCATTGTTCATAATGTACAACGCCACAAGCCTTAAGGGTTTGGAAAATTGGGACACTTCGGGCTTTAATTCGCTTTCACATTGTTTCGACTTGTGTAATGAGTTGACAGATTATGAACCATTAAAGAATTGGGACGTTTCAAACGTGACCGACCTTTCGTATTGTTTCCGAAGCAACAGGGCGGTCAAGAGTTTGGACGGCTTAAAAAATTGGGACGTTTCAAAAGTTCGTAATATGTCCTATGCGTTTTCTGAATGTTCAAGCCTTGAGAACCTTTCGGGGCTTCTTGATTGGAACACGGCAAGCCTTGAAAACTTGGGTTATACGTTTACCAAGTGCACAGAACTCATAAATTATATCGGTTTGGATAATTGGGACACCTCAAAAGTCACAAACCTTGAATCTACTTTTAGCGATAACGGCAAGGTCCTTTCTCTTGAAGGCTTGGAGAATTGGGACACTTCAAAGGTCACAAGTTTCAAGTGGACGTTTGGCGGACACCCTTGGATAAAGGACATATTACCGCTCAAAGATTGGGATTTGTCGAGCGGAACAACATATAACTTTATGCTCGGAAATAACGCATACCTCCGCAACGTTGATTACATCACTTGGACTTTGAAAGCGGGAGCGAACACAAACAATATGTTTGGTGGTTTCCTCATGTATCATTCCGCATTTTTAGGAAAAGATATGTATATGACCGCATATTTCTATGTTGATTATGAGGGAAACCAGATTCCGTTCACAGCTACAACCGATGCTGTGTCTTATGGAAACAAGGACGCTTCCAACGCTTCGACATGGACGGTGAGCGGAAGCGGTCTGCAAGTATTCGATAACAAATGGGACAACGTACCCGCTTGGAACTAATAAGGAGAAATAAAATGTCATCACTCACACCGAATTTGGGGCTTTACTTGCCCGATGAAACGGACGATTTCGGGGAATTTAGAGCCCAGTTTAACGGAAATATGAATATCCTCGACCAAGGTGGCGGTGGTGGTTCAATCGTCACTTATACTCCGACTCTTACAAGTGGTACAAAGACTGGCGAAATTTCAATTGACGGAACATCACAAGATATGTATGCACCAACACCTCAAACGTATACAGCAGGTGATGGTATCAAGATAACAGGCTCGACAATAAGCCTTGAATATATCTCAATAGTCAATGGTGCAATCAATGTGACGTTTGATGACGGAAATTAAGGAGAACAAATCATGGCATTAGTTACTAAACCACCCGCTCTTGACGAGAGCATAAATACCACAGAGGGAACATCAAGGAATATAGCCGATGTATTGGCGCAGGAACTCGCAAACCTTGACGAGAGCATAAATACCACAGAGGAAACATCAAGGAACATAGCCGATGTATTGGCAGAGGAACTCGCAAACCTTGACGAGAGCATAAATACCACAGAGGAAACATCAAGGAACATAGCCGATGTATTGGCAGAGGAACTCGCAAACATCGCAACGGCAATCGATAGCGGTGAAGCCGGAAATGCCTATGCGCTACGTTGTCCCACATCGGGGTATACCTCAAAGAGTGTTTCGATATGGGGGCAGAGTGCAAGAACATTCTATGTGATAACCCTCACGTCCGACTCAGGCGGCAAGTCTTTAACGAATTTCCACAGCGGAATGAAAGAGGACTATGCCCTAAACATCAGTGGTTCGGCAAGCGACTTTAGCAAACTGTACGCACACGAAATCGGAGAGGGAGAGG